GTGATTGCATTATCTGCAATCCTTGCCGTTGCAAACTGACCTGTTGTTACTTTTGCAGCATCAAGATCAGGAATATCAACTGCTGCTAGGTCAGTTCCAGCAGTAATTATTCCCTTTGCATTGACAGTAACTTTTTCATACGTTCCCGCAGCTATTCCTGAATCTGCGATTGATAAAACCCCATTACCATCAACAGCTAAAGGTGCTGACGCTGTTGGAACTTTCATTGCTCCAATTGCTGTTGTTGTAGCTACTGGTAAATCTGCGGCAGCTAAAGCAACTGTCGATGTAATTAATCCTTGAGCGTTAAATGTAATTCCAGATCTTGTCGCCGCAGTAACACTATTAGTAATTGATATTGCACCTAAGTTTGTAACTGATAAACCGCCTGCTGTTGGAACGGAAACTGCACCAATAGCAGAAGTTGTCGCCTCTGGTAAATCACTTGCAACTAAAGCCGCCGTTGATGTTATTAATCCTTCATTGTTATAAGTAATGCCATTTCGTGCTGACGCTCCGCCACTTACTGCATTATTAATACCAAGATTATCTCCTGAAACATTAATCGAACGATCTAAATTACTAGCGTTTAATTTGACAGGTAATATAGTACCGTCAGTTATCTTAGATCCATCTATACCACTAGCAATTTTGACATTTGTCACGGCTGACGTTGCTATGGCAGCTGTATCCACAGCGTTATCAGCCAGCTCCGTACTTGTGACGCTGTTTGTACCTAACTGAGTCGAAGTTATAGTCGCATCTATTAACTTAGTGCCTGCAATACTTCCCGCTAATTTATCATTAGTGACCGCAGCATTATTGATTTTAATTGTCGTAATTGCTGAATCTTGAATAGCCGCAGTATCCACAGAACTGTCAGCTAATTCTGAACTTCCAATAGCGTTTGGAGCAATATTTCCTGCTTGGATTGTATTACTTGCGATGTGACTATTTGTAATAACCGCGCTTCCAATTTCGCTTGCCCCCACTGCATTTTCAGCTATCTGTGTAGCTGTTACAGAATCAGTCCCTAACTGCGTTGATGTTAAACTTGCGCTCTCTATTTTTGCTCCCGGTATATCCCCATTTGATAAGTTTAATTTTGCATAAGCAATCGTCGTATCTGATAATTTACTACCTTCAATACTTCCTGCTAATTGAGCATTAGTAATCGTGCCACTTAAGGAAGAAGTTGGATAATTAGTTGCATCAGTTAAGTTTAGAGCCGGAGTTGCATCCGTTGATCCAAGAGATACCGTTAAACCTCCGAAGCTAAAACTTGAATTGGCTAACTTTGCATTTGTGACCGCTGAATCTGCAATTGTCGCTTCAACAATCTGTCCGGCAGACAGTGGATAACTAAGAGCAGTTGCCGGAATAGACGCTGTATCAATTAAAGCGACACCGCTTTGAACTAGATCTTTAGCTGTAACTTTTTTTGTTTCACTCGCACTTAAATCGGCGACAGGGATGGGGTCTGTCGCCTGTAAACCAGCTCCAGCTAACGCCGGTAACTGACTAATCTCAAGATCTGGCATAGCTCAACTTAACTTAGTAGGGTCATCATAGGTCAATTCTAGTTCGTATCTTCAAGAGTAAGCTTACTTCCATCCTCTTGTAGAAGTAAATCTCCACTTTCTTGTAGTAAGTATTCTTCCGGCGCACCACTTTTTAAATGAAACGGACCCGTCGTAACAAAGTCAATCTTAGTTGTTATGACTCCATCAGTTAAAACAGAGACAGCGACATTAGAAACTAAACAATCAGCTTCATACCAAATACTGTTTACATCCGCAGACCCGTTGTAATAGATAAAGAATTGACCCATAAAATCTGCACCTTGCTCCATTCTCAAAATTAATTGAGCTAAGTAAGCCGGAAACTCTGGAGCATTTGTTGAGTATTCTTGGTCACACATCAAATACTGATGTTGCCATAAACAATTCAAAGTACCTTGACCGGAAATTAAGCCACGATCAAATTGAGATTTAAACTCCTCTCCTAAATTGGTGAGATCTACTGAATCTCTTGTTGTTGTAATCTCAAAATCTTTAATATTTGCAAGACAACGATAACGCTGATTACGGGTAATGATACGTATTTCTTTTGCTGTCGATGGCGCAGTTAAAACTGACGCTTCAGACTGATTACCAGCGAGAGCCAGTTCAAAAGAATCAAAAAGTCGAATACCTCCCACTTCATCAACATTCAAAAACTTTCTAAGATCTGGAAAACTATGACCTGAAACTAAGTCAAGATTTGATCCATCAAGGGTCTCAATCTCAACTTGATCTCCTGTAATTAAAGAGTTCGTTTTAAAATCAACAGAAAAACGACGCTTCGATACATTGACATCATGTGGATCTAGCTGAGTAACTAAACCTTTATTATTGGTATCTCGCTTTAGTTCAACGAGACCATTTGATCCGAAATAAATTGCCACAAATTAGAACGATATAGCTGACCCTGTTCCTATAGGTGCGCCATCTACTTCAAAACTAATATCCGCAGCTAATACCTGACCAACTGCGTTAGTCATTGCGAGACTGGTTATATAAACAAAGAACTCTATAAATCTTCCATCTGTTGAACCATCATCAATGGCTAATTTTAATCTTACGTTGGAGGATTTAGTTGTCTTACCTGTACCGGCTGTTGATCCTCCAGAGGGCTTAACAAATTTCTGAAGTAAAGTCGATACTCCTCCTGCACCTGTATCTCCTCCAGATTCAGAGTAATAATAGATTGAACAACTACCCGTAATACTTCGGATACCGGGGATGATTGTTCGATCTGTATCTTCTAAAGACACCGTTTCTAGAACAGCTTGACTTGCAGTGAATGACCAAGATCTTACTTTTGCTACAGCAGTACTACCACCATCTACAAATAATTGTCCGTCTTGTCCTGAGTAAAAATTAGCCATTCGAGCGCAACTTAACTTAGTTGCTTTCTATTCTAGTCCCCATCGAAGCAAGCTACAAATTTACAAGAAACATTATTGATTCCGGGTTGAACACTGGTTACTTTTGGAGGTCCATCATATCTCCATTTAAGACCACTACCTGAACCTGCTTGCATGTGAATCTTTAAAAATACATTATCAATCCCTTGCAATCCGTGTGATTCATCGAAAGTGACATAATCCCAGTCACTATTTACATTGTTATAGTTTCCAAGAATAAGTACAGCATCCCCGTCGGACACATTAGTAAAACCCAAAGTTAACTTGGCGTTTACTGGCTTATTGCCATACCGAATGACACTCTTTGATCCATTTTGAGCTTCAAAAACAGTTTGAGGGTACTCACCAGCAGTAAAGGATCGACTACTTGGAGCTAAATCAGAAGGAAAATTAACAGCAGCCATTACTTTCTATCTTTCATTTCAAAAGTATTCTGTCGTAATTCTAAAGTACTTTCCTTCATTAAGACACTAAGAACATTGATGTACCATCATCATTATTCCATTGTAAAATTTTTAATTTTCCTGTACTGGTAAGAGGAATATGGCTTCCTGCTAACTCAACTAAACCATCTTCCGCATAAGTCAAACTCTCAACTTTATAAACACGATCTGTTGTAACAGTATTGTTTGTCGTAAAAACACATCCGTTTAAAGTGGCGTTATTCGCTTGCCCGTTTGTTACTGTTAAATTTGCTGTAGCTGGTGCATCCATTCCCGGCTTCCAGTAAAAAATAGATTGATTAGTCAATATTGAATTTCCTTGGGTTTGTACTATCCCCGATTCACTTATTAAACCATTTTCAAATCTATCTGTATGTGTTGCCTCAGAGACTAATCTAAAATAATCTCCGGGCTTTAAATACATCGCAGCTTGTGGTGTCGTCTTGAAAGACAATCCATGATCAACATCTTTCCTTATTTTTAAAATATACTTAGCAAAATGTTCAGCATGTCTTCGACTCGTACAAAAACTAGACATGTCAAAAGTT